GCAGGCCGGGCCGCTCCAGCGTGCCGCCGGAGACGCCGCCGTCGTCGTACCGGTCGCGGACGAGCACCCACCCCTCGGAGCGCTGGCTGGCGATGTACGCCTCGCATGCCTCGCGCTGGGCGTGAAGGGAGTTGAACTCCTGTGCCAGGCCTTCCTCGGAGGACTTCCGGGTGTAGACGGCGCAGCGGAGCTTCCGCACGACAGATTTGGTCACGCGGCTCTCCGGTGGTTCTTGAGGCCCCAGAACACCCAGCCATTCCAGCGCGTGCCGGTGATGGCGCGGGCGATGACCGATGAGACGAAGGCGCGGTTTGAGCACGACGTCCGCGCGCTCTTCCTCGCCGATATGCGCGGCGACCACTGCCGCGTCGGATGGTACGATGATGCCGACGAAATCAACCTCGTCGTCGAGCACGGCTCTCCGGTCAACACGACCGAGGTGGTCGGGGAGGCCGAGAGCTGGGTGATCAGCTTCCGCGCGGCAGAACATGCGACCCTGATCTATTCCGCCGCGACAGCGCTCCTCAAGATCGGCGGCGTCGCCAAAGCGCGCCGCGCCGAGGTAGCCGAGATCTTCGCGCGCACGATGCTCGGTCGGCCGGGCTTCTTCGCTGCCGAGGATGCGCAGAACATCTACACGCTGGAGCCTGTCGAGCGCGCCGGCTACGGCTACGCCCTGCAGGCCGCATACGATCCGAGCATCCGGCGCGTTCAGATCACGGAAGCGCAGATCGACCGGGTCATGCTTGACCATCGGTCGGGAGAGGAGCGCGTTGCGCACTCGCTCATCGCCCGCGATACGCGTGGCGGTGAGGCGCTGGCAAGGCTCGGCGACGCCATGCGCGGACAGCCGATGGGCGGCGAGTGGCGGCTCAACTATCTCTCGATCCGCGTGGAGATCGAAGCGGGCGGCTCACGGCCGTCGCGCGTCGCAGTGAAGGTGAAGCCGCCGTCGAGCGTGCAGTTCAAGCGCGAGCGCTTCGAGCACACCATCGTGACCCTCCTCCGCCGCAACGGGCTCGTCCATGACCGAAACGCTCGCGAGCTTGCTCACGCGGCTGAGTGAGGGCGACGGGCCTGCACTCCTCTGGGGCCGGGAGGCGCGGCCGTTCTTCGGGCCGCTGTTCGACCGGCTCGTCTCACGGGGCGTTCTCGTCGAGAACGCTCCAGACTCGACATGGCACCTGTGCGCGGACTGCGAGTGCGGTCTCGACGCACGGCCAATCGAGGTCATCAGCGGCCGCAACGTGGCCGTTTGCCCACTCGATCGCGGCGCGGACCGTGTTCTTGAGCCCGACGACATCCGCAGCTTCACGATCGACCGAGAGGCCCTCGTTCGCGAGATCTCTCGGGACAGCGGACTTGGCGAGCCGTCCCCAATCGGCATCGGCGGCGTATGGATTCTCGAGGAGACGGAAGCGGAACGCCTCCTCGCGATCGCGCTTTCGCGCAAGAGCGCCGTTCAAGAGCTCGTTTCACTCGCGCTCCAGCGTCTCGCTCACGGTCGTCCGGTCACGTTCGTCGCTCCGCGCCTGTCGGCCCCGGATGTACTGCGCCTCCAGGCGGCTGGGGTCCATCTGGTGGAGCTTTCGTCTGTCTTCGTCGTGGGTACGGATAAGCCGTTCGGGCTTGATCCGCTCGCCCTCGATCCACTGCCGGACGGACCGGTCCTCGTCGTGAGGCGCGCCAGCTTTTCCGTGGAGTTCGACGGGCATCGTGCCGAACTGGGCGTGCAGACGATGAACCTGATGGTGGCCCTCGCGGAGCGGGCTCTGACCGACAAGCCCATACTCACTCATCACGAGGTCTCGGATCTCACGAACCGCGTCCCGAGGGATATCATTCGCGACTTGCGGGACGGGCTGACCGGCTCCGGACTGAGCGAGGCGCAGGCGAAGGAGATCGTGCGGTCGGTGTCGTCGCGCGGATACCGGATCGGGCTTCCGAAGGCCGCTCTGCGGCTCCTGCCGTAGGCTCTCCCACAACCGTCCCACAACAGGCCCACCGCCTTCCCACCAACGGCGGCCGCCACCTCGGCAGGGTCACGGCATCAACGCGATGCACGAGGCTCAACCGATGCCGACCGATCTTTCCGCCGACGACCTCAACCTTCTGCTCTCCGAGGCGGACGCCGCCGCGCGCCGGCTGCGGCGTACCCTGCACCTCCCCCATGGCGATCTCGCCGATCTCCGACAGGACCTTCTCCTAGATCTGATAGCGCGCCTGCCGGGCTTCGACCCGCGCCGCGGGAGTCTCGGCGCGTTCGCGAACACAGTGCTGCGCCATCGGTCCACGGAGATCGCCGACCGGGTCCTGTCCGACCGGCGGCTCTTCGGCGAGCACCCGGTCTCGCTCGACGCGCCGGTCGCCGAGGACGACGTGCTGACGAGCCTCGGCGACACCATCGCCGAGAGTGAAGGGCTGTCCGCGTGGCACGGCCAGCCGACCGACCGGATCGCGGAGGTGGAGCGCCGGATCGACGTCGATCGTGCGCTTGGCCTGGTTCCGAGCTCCAGCGTCCGCCTCTGCGCGGGGCTCGCCGCGAAACCGGCTGATCGCGTCGCGGCAGATGGTCCTCTGTCCCGCGCCACTGTCCGCCGCCGGATCACTGAGCTGCGCCACGTGCTGACCGCCCACGGGCTTCAGTCGGCGTGAGCCGGTTTGCGGACGCCACCGGTAGAGCCCAATCATGAGCAACATCCTCACCTTCACCCGGCCGGCGTCGCCGCTGACCGAGATCGAGCTCTGCGGCTGGATCGGTCAGGCGTCGCCCGGCGCGGCGCTCGAGTACCACCGCGGCTTCCTCGCGCTCGACACCGTCGCGGCCGCAAAGCGCCTCCCTGAGGAGCAGCGGGCGGAGCTCCTGCGCGTCGCCCGCCGCGCGATGTGGGCGTCCGAGCAGGAGCTCGTCCACCTCGTGCAGCGCCGGCTGGGGCCGGACTGCTTCTCCTACCTCGCGATCGCGCGCCCGAAGCTCCGCCAGGAGCGCGTGTCGCTCTGCCAACTCCTGACCCAAGAGGCTGCCTGATGATCGCATCCGTTGCGACGGCGCGCCACGACGCGCGCGCCAACCATGTCCGGCTCGAGGATCTCGACCGGATGGAGATCGGCGAGATCGCCGCGCTCCCGGCCGAGGACCTCGCTCTCCTCCAGGACGAGGCCACCACGGCGCTCGACGCCGCGAAACGCCTCAAGGAGTGGCTCGACGGCGCTATCGCGCTCCGCTTCGCCGAGCGGGCCACTGCCGCCCGGCGTGCCGAGGGCAAGGACATCGGCACGATCCGGTTCGAGGACGGCGCCGTGACCATTGTCGCCGACCTGCCGAAGAAGGTCGACTGGGACCAGGACGCGCTTGCCGAGATCGTCGAGCGGATCCGCGAGAGCAAAGACGATCCGTCCGACTACGTCGAGACGGTCTTCAAAGTCTCGGAGCGCCGCTACGGCGCATGGCCGCCCGCAATAGCCAAGACCTTCGAGCCCGCCCGCACCGTCCGCACGGGCCGCGAGACCTTCCGCCTTTCCCTGACCACCGAGGTGTCCCGATGACCGCTCTCGCCAAGCTGCGCGCGTCGAACTACGCGCTCCACGCGCTCCCCGAGACCATCCCCGTGCCGGTGCAGCCGCCCGCGCGCTCCGAGCCGATCGAGAAGCCGCTCGTCGAGGCGACCGTCGACGAGCTCACGTTCGCGATCGCCCCGGCGGAGGAGGCGTTCCACGCGGCGGCCGAGCGCATGCACGCGCTCAAGAAGCTGCTCCGGCTCGCCCGCGAGGCCGGCGCCATCGGCATCGACCGTCCGGTCGACGTCGTCGCGAGGGCCCGCTGATGGGCCTTCCCATCATCACAGCCGACCAGCGGCTCGCCGAGCCGCGCGGCGTCAAGGCCGCCATCTTCGGCGCAAGCGGCCGCGGGAAGACCACGCTCCTGCGGACCCTGAACAGCGGGACCACGCTCTTCTACGACCTCGAGGCCGGCGATCTCGCCGTCGAGGGTCTGGCGGTCGATACGATCCGGCCGCGCACCTGGCGGGAATGCCGCGACTTCGCGGTGTTCATCGGCGGCGCGAACCCGGCACTGCGCGAGGACCAGCCCTTCAGCAAGGAGCACTACGAGGCGGTTTGCGCCAAGTTCGGCGACCCGGCCTTGCTCGAGAAGTACGACACGATCTTCGTCGACTCGATCACCGTGGCGGGGCGGCTCTGCTTCCAGTGGTGCAAGGGTCAGCCGGAAGCGACGTCGGAGAAGACCGGGAAACCGGACGTCCGCGGCGCCTACGGGCTGCACGGCCGCGAGATGATCGCCTGGCTCACCCATCTCCAGCACACGCGGGCGAAGAACGTGATCTTCGTCGGGATCCTCGACGAGAAGCTCGACGACTTCAATCGCAAGGTCTTCGTCCCGCAGATCGACGGATCGAAGACCGGGCTCGAGTTGCCGGGCATCGTCGACGAGGTGCTGACCCTCGCTTCGCTGCCCGACGACAAGGGCGTGCCGCAGCGGGTCTTCGTCTGCCACACGCAGAACGAGTGGGGCTACCCCGCGAAGGATCGTTCCGGCCGGCTCGATCTGCTGGAGCCCCCGCATCTCGGCAAGCTCATCGAGAAGATCCGCCGTCCGCTCCCGATCGAGGCGCGCCCTCTCGTGACCGACGCGCCGCGAATGCCGGCGCCTGCCGTCACCGCCCGACACAACCCCTCCACCTGAAAGGAACCCCACGCATGTCCGCTTCCTGGTTCGACTTCACCGACGCCCCCTCGAACGTGAACATCATCCCGAAGGGCACGCTCGCCAAGGTGCGGGTCACCATCCGCCCCGGCGGCTACGACAATCCCGAGAAGGGCTGGACCGGCGGCTACGCCACCCGAGGCTCGACGGGCGCGGTGTACCTCAACGCCGAGTACACCGTCCTCGATGGCCAGTACGCCGGCCGGAAGATCTGGTCGCTGATCGGGCTCCACAGCGAGAAGGGTCCGACGTGGGCGGAGATGGGCCGCAGCTTCGTTCGCAACATGCTGTGCTCGGCCCGCGGTGTCTCCGCGAAGGACAAGACGCCGGCCGCGGACGAGGCGCTCAGGATCACCGGCTTCCACGATCTCGACGGCCTCGAGTTCGTCGCCCGCATCGACGTCGGCACGGACACCGAGGGCCAGGAGAAGAACGAGATCCGCACGGCGATCACGCCGGGCCATCGCGACTATGCGCAGCTGATGGGCCGCATCCCGGGCCCGCGTCCCGCGGCGGCGAGCGGTCCTGGCCATCCTGCGCCCGGCCACGCCGCACCGAGCCGTCCGGCGACGGGCCGCCCGCAGTGGGCGCAGTGACGGGAGCGCCCGATGCTTCTCCGTCCGCGACAGAAGGTGTTCGTCGAGCGCAGCGTGAGCGCGCTCGGCGAGCACGGCAACACCCTCGGCGTGGCTCTACCGGTGCGGGAAAGACGATCATGCTGGCGGCCGTGGCCGGCACAACGGTCGGCGGCACGGACGCGAAGGCGTGCGTGCTCGCCCACCGCGATGAGCTGACGGACCAGAACCGGGCGAAGTTCGCCAGGGTGAACCCGGATCTCACCACCTCGGTGGTCGACGCCACGGAGAAGTCGTGGGACGGCCAGGTCACCTTCGCCATGGTGCCGACGCTCGCGCGGCCGGCGAACCTCGACCAGATGCCGGCCCTCGACCTCCTCGTCATCGACGAGGCGCACCATGCGGTGGCGGCGAGCTATCGCCGCATCATCGACCGGGCCCTTCAGCGCAACCCCATGTGCCGGGTCTACGGTGTCACCGCCACGCCGGGCCGAGGTGACCGGAAGGGCCTGCGCGACGTGTTCTCCAACGTCGCCGACCAGATCCGCATCCGCGAGCTGATCGCCTCGGGACACCTGGTGCCGCCGCGCACCTTCGTCCTCGACGTCGGCGTCCAGGAGGACCTCGGCAAGGTGCGGCGCACCGCCGAGGACTTCGACATGGCCGCGGTGGACGCGATCATGAACCGGGCGCCGGTCACGGAGGCCATCATCCGGCACTGGAAGGAGAAGGCCGGCGATCGGCAGACCGTCGTCTTCGCCTCCACCGTCGCGCACGCCCGGAACGTCGCCGACGCGTTCCGCGCGGCCGGCGTCGCCGCCGGGATGGTCGATGGCGACATGCCGTCCGCGGAGCGGGAGGCGACGCTCGCCGCGTACGCCGCAGGCCGGCTCGAGGTGATCGTCAACGTCGCCGTCCTGACGGAGGGGTGGGATCATCCGCCCACGAGCTGCGTCGTCCTGCTGCGGCCGAGCTCGTACAAGTCGACGCTGATCCAGATGGTGGGGCGGGGCCTCAGGACCGTCTCGCCCGAGGAGCACCCGGGGGTCGTCAAGACCGACTGCATCGTCCTCGACTTCGGCACGTCCACGCGGATTCACGGCTCGATCGAGCAGGACGTCACGCTCGAGCACCGCGACCGCGAGGGTGAGGCGCCGATGCGGGTCTGCGCAGGCTGCGGCGGGCTCGTTCCCATCGCCGCGGCCGAGTGCCCGCTCTGCGGCGAGACCTTTTTCGACCTGGAGAGCGAGGGCAGCACCGACGAGGCGCCGGACGGCGTGCTGTCCGACTTCGTCATGTGCGAGATCGACCTTCTGAAGCGCTCCAGCTTCGCATGGGTCGACCTCCTCGGCGACGACGCCGCGCTTGTGGCAAACGGCTTCGCCGCGTGGGGCGGCGCCTTCTTCCTCGCCGGCCGCTGGTACAGCGTAGGCGGCCGCTCCCGGCACCGGCCGAAGCTTCTCGCGATCGGCGAGCGGGCGGTATGCCTCGCCGCGGCGGACGACTGGCTCAACGAATACGAGACGGACGAGAGCGCCCACAAGACCCGTCGCTGGCTGCACGAGGCGCCGACCCAGAAGCAACTCGCTTACCTCCCGGCAGAGCACCGGCTCGACTTCGGGCTCACCCGCTATCGCGCCTCGGCGATGCTGACGTTCCAGTTCAACCGCCGCGCCATTCAGGACCTCGTCGTGGCGGCGTCGGACGCCGCGCCGGTCGTCTTCGCGGAGGCTGCGTGATGGACCGAGTCATCCCCCGCTGCTTGCGTCCGCCGCTGGCGCCCGCGCTGGCACCTCTGCGCCGTCTGCTCAAGCCCCGCACGCGGCTTCGGCTGGGTGGATCCGTGGCCTTCGCGAAAGCCGCGGGCAACGCGCTGGTTCTGCTCGCGCGCCTGCCAGCGGTTCTGGAGCGGCCGTCTCAGGGAGTACGGCGGCGTGGTTGATCTCACCGAACAGGAGCATGCCGCCATCGGCCTCACCATGGGCCGGCTCGCCCGGCTGATGGAGGAGATCGGCTGGAACACCCGCTTCGCCGACCTCACGGAGGATCAGGTCCGCGCCCTCATCGGAGAGGCCGTCCAGGGCTTCCAGGAGGCGATGGCCGAGACCGCCGCGGCCGACCCGGAGATCCCGTTCTGATGCCGGACCTTGCCACTCTCCCCGTCGCCGACCGCCTCAACGCCCTCGTCGACGAGGCGCTTGAGGCCGAGCGGGCGGCGACCCCGCCGCGGGACTATCTCGGCGCATCCCGCCTCGGCCATCCGTGCGAGCGCGCGCTCCAGTTCGAGTTCGCGCACGCCCCGTTCGACGCGGGCGCCGGGCCGAACGGCCGCGCGCTCCGGATCTTCGCCATCGGCCACGCTCTCGAGGACCTCGCCGTCCGCTGGCTGCGCGCCGCAGGGCTCAATCTCTACACGCGCAAGGGCAACCGGCCGGACGGCGGCCAGTTCGGCTTCTCCGTCGCCGGCGGGCGCATCCGCGGCCACGTGGACGGCATCGTCGCCGATGCTCCCGCCATTCTCGGCCTCAAGGTCCCCGCGCTCTGGGAGTGCAAGACCATGAGCGCGAAGAACTGGCGTGACACCGTCGCGAAGGGCGTCGTCCTCGCTCGGCCGGTCTACGCCGCGCAGATCGCGCTCTACCAGGCGTACATGGAGCCTGCGGTCCCGGGCATCTCCGGGGCGCCCGCCCTCTTCACGGCCATCAACAAGGACACGGCCGAGCTCCACCACGAGCTCGTGCCGTTCGACGCCGCGCTCGCCCAGCGCATGAGCGACCGCGCCGTGCGGATCCTCCGCGCCACCGACGCGGGAGATCTCCTCCCGCGCATCGCCACCACCCGCGACTTCCACGAGTGCCGCTTCTGCCCCTGGGCGGAACGCTGCTGGGAGCTTGTCCCATGAGCGACGACCGCGATTCCGACACACCCGAGACGAAGGACACGTCCGAGACGCAGGAGCCGGCTGCGACCGAGGACAACGCGCCGAAGACCGACGACAACCTCGTCCACTTCAACCCCTGGCGCGACGCGAGCCAGACGCGCCGGCAGGTCGATGTCTTTGGCGACGAGCCGGACGTCGAGCAGATCGCGACGTTCATGAGCGTCGTGTTCGACTACTGCGAGGGGCTCATCCCCGTCCGCAGCTTCATCGACAAGGGCCAGGGGTTCGACGGCCGCCCTCACAACATCTGGGTCGCCGCCGACGAGGGCGTCGCCGAGAAGATGGGGACCTTCGCCCGGTGGGCCTGGCGCGAGGGCGCGGCCGTCTACGTCATCCCCGGCACTGTCGCCGAGCAGGGCAAGGCGAGGGCCGAGGACGTGGTGGCGATGCAGACCATCGTCGTCGACATCGACAGCGGTGACGTCAAGGCAAAGCTCGCGCACCTGAGGCGCCATCTCGGGCCGCCGACGATGCTGGTGGAGAGCGGCGGCGTCACCACCGAGGGCCAGCAGAAGTGCCACGTCTGGTGGAAGCTCTCCGAGCCGGCGAAGGGTGTGGACATTCGCCGCGTGTGCCGCCTCCGTGGAGAAATCGCCGCCAAGGCCGGCGGCGACATGCACTTCCGCTCGGCTCACCAGCCGATCCGGGTCGCCGGCAGCGTCTACTACAAGAACAACCTCAAGACCCTCGTGCAGATCGTCGAGGTGGATCCGTATCATCGGGTCGATCTCGAAGAATTCGCCGAGGCCGTCCAGGACATGCCGCCCGCGCCCGGCGTCTCGCTCGAGCCCTCGTTCGTCCGCGAGGACAAGCCGAAGGTGGACGACGTCCTGACGAGCCCGGTGCATGCCGGCGGAGCGGACAGTTGGTCCCGCTTCGAGGGCGCCTCCGCCGCCATCGGCCACTTCGTCCGCATGGTCCACGAGGGCCGCATGACGAAGGACGAGGGCTGGGAGGGCATCTGCCAGTACAACGCCGCCATGCTCCGCCCCGCCTGGTCGGTGGAGCGCCTCCAGCGCGAGTCGGAGCGCATCTGGGCGCTGCACGTGGAGCGCAACGGCCCGCCGCTCGTCCGCGCCACCGCCGGCCCGCCCGCGCCGCTCAGGATCGACGCCTTCACTCTCGGCGCCCTCCTCGACGACACGAGCCCGATGCCGGCGGACCTGATCGCGCCGCGCGTGCTCACCCCCGGCGGGCTCCTCGTGCTCGGCGGCGCGCCGAAGGTGGGCAAGTCCGACTTCCTGATCTCGTGGCTCGTCCACATGGCGGCCGGCGTCCCGTTCCTCGGCTTCACCCCACCGCGTCCACTCCGGATCTTCTACCTCCAGGCCGAGATCCAGTACCATTACCTTCGTGAGCGCCTCCAGGGCATCGGCCTCGACCCCGAGGTTTTGGCCGCCGCCCGGGATACCTTCGTCGCGACGCCGAAGCTGAAGCTCCTCCTGGACGAGGGCGGTGTCGGTGCCGTCGCCGAAGCGGTCGCGCAGCACTTTCCCGACACGCCGGTCGACATCCTGTGCATCGACCCCATCCGCAACGTCTTCGACGGCGGCCCCGAGGGCGGCGGGGAGAACGACAACGACGCGATGATGTTCTTCCTGCGCGAGCGGGTGGAGCCTCTGCGCGAGGTCGTGAACCCAGACGCCGGTGTCATCCTCGCCCACCACACGAAGAAGGTGGCGAAGACGCAGGTGAAGGAGGACCCCTTCCTGGCGCTCTCCGGCGCCAGCTCGCTCCGCGGCTTCTACACCTCCGGCATCATCATGCACCGCCCGGACGAGGAGCGCACCGAGCGCCGCCTCGAGATCGAGCTGCGGAACGGCCCGGCCCTGCCGCCCATGACCGTCGACAAGCGCGGCGGGCGTTGGGTGGAGATCCGACAGCAGGGGGAGCGCCTCGTTCGCGCCGAGTACGGCGCACAGCTCGACGCGGAGCGCCTTCGCAAGCGCGACGCGATCCTCGAGCTGCTGCTCAGCGAAGCCGCCGAGGGGCGCATGTACAGCGCCTACCAGTTCGCCGAGACCTTCGAGAACAAGGCTGGCCTCGGTGGCCTCTCGACCATCCGCGAGCGCCTCAGCGTGCTCGCCACGAAGGGGTACGTGAAGTTCGTGAAGGACGACGCCGCGAAGGATCTCGGCCTCGACAGCGCGCGGCTGAAGTTCGGCTTCCTGTGCGTGGAGGGAATGGTCCTCGGGCCGCTCGGAGAAGCCGTCGACGAGGAGACCGGTGAGATCGTCCGGATGGGCCGACCGGTTCTCCCGAGCCACTACAAATGCTCCCAGACCGGCGCGGCGCTGCCCGTCGAGAACCCATCCGTCTGGGTCTACCGCGAGGAGGATCCGGAGTGACCGACTCCCTCACCGTCCCGCAATCCAGTTGCCAAAACGCGTTGGCAACTGGCCAGTTGTCATTGGCAACTGGCGTCTGGCAACTGCGCTGGCAACTGGAAAGTGTCAGCAGAAACAGTGGCTTAGCCCTCGCGATCCAGTTGCCAACGCCGGCCCAGTTGTCAAAAAATTGGCAACTGGAAACTGGCCGTTTTTTCAATGGCTTAGTCCAGTTGCCAGTTGCCAGACAGATCCCCCCTAAAGGGGGAGCGCGCCCATGGGGCGCCGCGCTCCCCCTAGGGGCTGGGTCGCGACCTATCCACCGTGTCCATCGGGAGCATGTCATGCCCGTGTCTGATCCTGCGCTCGAAGCGCAATCCGTGACACTCGTCCGCCAGCCTGCTGCGCATGGAGACGCGGCCTGGCTCGCCCTCGACCTCGGCACCACCACCGGCTGGGCGCTGCGCACCCGCGAGCGCACGGTCGTCAGCGGGACGGTGTCGTTCCGTCCCAGCCGGTACGACGGCGGCGGCATGCGCTACCTGCGCTTCCGCGGCTGGCTCGACGAGATCGCGGACAACGCCGGCGGGCTCGGCGCGGTGTGGTTCGAAGAGGTCCGATCCCACGCGGGGACCGACGCGGCACACGTCTTTGGTGGCTTCCTGGCCACGCTGTCCGCCTGGTGCGAGCAGCGGTCGATCCCCTACCAGGGCGTCCCGGTCGGCACGCTGAAGCGCTTCGCGACGGGCAAGGGCAACGCCGGCAAGGAGGCGGTTCTAGCGGCCATGCGCGCCCGTGGGTTCGCCCCGGCCGACGACAACGAGGCCGACGCGCTGGCGCTGCTCCTGTGGGCGCTGGAGACCCGTGGAGGCGCCCGATGAGCCGCGAGATCCTGCAGGAGGTCGAGGAGATCCTCGATGACCGCGCCGCCGCCTACGGGCCCGCTGAGGCCTCGATGGCGACCATCGCGGCGCGGTGGTCGATCACGCTCGGGCGGAGGATCACACCGGCCGAGGTGGTCCTGTGCCTCATCGACCTGAAGCTCGCCCGGCTCGCACACGACCCCCGCTACCGCGACGGCGTGGTGGACGTCATCGGCTACGCGGCCATGCTCCCGGAGGTGACACGATGAGGTGGCACCCGCCCGGCTGCGGCGGCCGGCGCCGCGACCCCGAGGCGGTGAAGCGCGACGGCTGGCGCGACCACGGGCTTCTCGCCGTCGCGGTGGACGACGCGCGGCTCACGTGGCCCGAGCGCGAGCTCGTCCGACAGCTCGGAGAGAGGCTCTACGGCAAGCGGTCGGAGGAGAGGCAGCATGCGTGAATGGACGCGCGCCGACGTGGAGGCGCGGCTGGAAGCGGCCGCACGGGTCATGCGTGCCCAGCCGCGAGTCGGACCGCAGGGTACGTTCAACGCCTGGCCGGCGTACTTCCACGAGTTCGCGGACAAGGTCGGGCAGCAGCCGGAGATGCGCCGGCCGCTCCCCTCGCCGCGCGCCGTCACC